GCTGTAGCCCTCGGGACCGCAGGCTTCCAGCCAGCTCCGGGAAACGACGAACGCGAAAGAAAGATCGCCATCACCCGCGCGTGACATAGCCGACGCGCGAGCGCGGCCGGCGCCCCAGCCACAGGAACAGCAGCGCCAGAAACAGGAGCAGGGCGGAGAAGGGGGCGGTCAGGGCCGGTGCCAGCACCTTCTGCCAGAACGCCGGGCTCAGGTTCTTCTGAACGGCGCTCTGCATGGCGACGAAGCTGCGCTCCGAGGCCCAGACCCAGATCGCGCCGACGGGCTGCGTCTGCACGACATTGTCGGCGATCGATTTGGCGCCGTCGATGACGAAGGCGACGAAGGCTGTGTCTTGCGGCCAATCGGGCTGGGGGAGGATCGGATACGTCTGCATGACGACCTTCCCTGCCAGTTGCCGCCACGGCACCAGCTCGGCACGCAGCCGATCAATCTCGTCGCACATCTCCTGCCAGTTGGGGCCGTTCTCGATATCCTCCCACGGATAGTCGTCTCGGGCGCTCATTTCGCCCGCCCTCGGCGTAGCTCGTCAGCATCGACAAGCGTGGCACGCTGCACACGAAAGGCAGTATTGAAAGCCTCACGGCGGGTGTATGCACACCAACGCAAATACTTGTAGGTGGTGAGTTTCTTGTAGAGCTTCACAACGCTCTCACTTTCTCTAGAAGCCAAATACTGCCCTTCTCGAATTCGACGGCAAGGGCTAGCGCCTCTTGCCACGAATCCGACTTCACCCACAAGCGAGAGTACGGAACGATACCAGAACCGAACTCTAGCTCAAGACGGCTACCGCCGCTCCACCGCACCATCTCCTGAAGCTCCCACTCTTCATGGGCGTCTACATGGGGGACGTGCCCGATAACCTCGGTCACGTCCTCCCAATCCCAGGAAGCGTACCCGTAGGCGATGGCGTAGCCACGTCGCCGACCCTTGAGAGAATCGGGGTTGTTTTCCATTCCAAACACTGGAACTTGTAGCACTTTAGGGTCTCCGTTCCCCGAAAAGTTTCACTGTTGAAACTTTGTGAATGATGAATCAGATTTCGAAAATCATGAAACCGTGGTCATCATCCTCATCGGGGAGGCCGAAGAACTGGTCCCACGCCTTGCGTGAACTTTCCATGTCCTCAGCCGTGATCTTGCCCTCAGCCAAAAGACGTTCCGTCAACACCTGGGCCTGGGGGATGAGCTGCTCCGTGAGCGACTTGATAGCGGTACCCAAAAAGTATCCCGCAATCCCACTCTGCTGATCGTCCTTCGCCATGAGGGACTGAAGCACCGACCCGCAGATCAACAGGACCGCAATCATGTCATCGAGCCGCAACGGCACACTCGGAATCCCATTAGGGTCGGCAGCCAACGTGGCCCGCAGACGGGTCTCAAACTCGGCCTCGTTATCGAGAGCCGTCCGACAGATCGACGCCCGCAGGGCACGAATGTCGTCACCCAACGTCGGGGACACCTCGAACGAGTACACGACGTCAGCCAGCAACTCCATGTAATCCATCTGGCCCCACACCAACTCGGCGGAATCCAACGACTTCGAACGCCACTTGTGATCGGGGTTCCCTTCGCCATACAGGGCGGTCTGAAGCTCAGCGATCTGAGCAACCGTCATCTGGGTTTGGTCCTCGGGCAAACCCAACTCTCGGGCCTTGGCGGCGGCGGCATCAGCCGCAGCCTTCCGCTTTGCCAAACCGACTTCCTGATCGTCGCCATCCATGAAGGTGAACATTGACGTTTCTCCGTTCCTAGTTTTTCACCAGTGAAACTCTGGTGGGAAGTTGCACACCGCAAGTTCCGAGCTACACACAAAGACGTCGGTTGCGAGGATACCTTGGACTCTGTGTGTAGCTCGCAACCTACGGGTTGCGGGCCACTCTATGTATTCTATGTCTTACTCATAGAGGATGGTATCCCTTGAGGGGATACCATCCCCATAGAGCATCGGTCGCTAGATGCTTGGTGAGCACTAGCTCCCTAGAACCCAACGAGAGTATAGCATGTTACGCTACTGCTTGTCAAGGGTTCTGCGTGTGAAATACGTCACCCTCGGTACCGCAGGGTAAGGTACGTCATCGGGGTTGGCATGCATATAGATGCCATCGGTCGTGTACTCGCCGCACCAGGCACACAATTCGACCTGGGGATTGATGATTCTTGCGGGTCTTAGCTCTGGATTGAACGCCACCCAACATGCTTCGCACATTGGCTGGGTCCAATTCACGTTTTACGCAACCTCCGTGACCATCGGAACAGCAGTCCGAGAAGGATGGCCATGATTGCTATTCCCACCAGGACATCGGACGTTGAGCCCGTCGCTGGAAGCGGCGTGCCACAAACACGGTTACCCATCGTGCGACAATCCCAACAGGACTCATCTTCCTGACACCCATCAGTCGAAATCGTAGTCGAACTCGGGGTCGGGGGAATAGCCGTCGCTACTGAAATCGTCGTACTCGGCGGAGTCGTAGTCGCTGGTGGCAATGTAGTAGCCGTCAGCGTCGTAGTCGTCTCGGGCTGTGTTGTTGGCACGCTCGTAGTCGAACTCGTCGCTGGGGTCGTGGTCGTCGTGGTCGGTTCGCATTCGTCATCGTCTCCTTTTTCATATGTGAAACTTTCACACGGGTTCGGACAGCCGTCCGCTGGTACGGGGTAAATGTCCTTACCCCACTGGTGGTGCAAGTGAGCTTGCACCGCCGATTCGTCAATCTCAATCAGCACCCACCCAGGTTTCCCCTGATTGTGGTGACAGATATCGACCTGCTGGTCGGCGTGGTCGTTATGCAAAGCCTGAGCTTCGCTAACGTTTGGTACAAGAACGGACGCCAAAACTGCCACGCCCGCCCTTAGGATGATTGCCTTCATGTTTCCTCTTTCTTGGGTTTATAGATCGGCACGAAATTGATTCTGGCTCATCGGGCGTAGATGCATCCAAAGATGCGGAACACCCTTGATGTTCGATGACGCCCACGACAACGCACTGGGTAGCTTGCCGAAACGCAACGTCAACTCGTCATTGGTAAACACACCCCAACACCCCTCCTGGGGGATGAAAGAAATATGTCGCTTGAATCTACTCGGCGGTTTCACGAGTCCACTCCCTGATGAGCCTGTCCGTACGCTTCCACAGCGACGGCATCGTGATCTTGGCCTTGAGCGGCACACCCCTCTTGATGGGCGGTGCCTTTTTGATCGGGTCGTCAGGCCCTAGCGGGTCGTACGCCTGCGACGGTCGGGCTGCCACAAACTTGCCGTGATAGGCCCACAGTTCACGAGCCTCGGGTGTGTGAACGACCACATACTTCGGGCCGACATGATTGACCGCCACGGCCTTGCCACCGAACACGGTACAGGTGGCCACATGACGTTCCTTGCCGAACGTTGTCACAGGCTCGTAGGCCACCGTGGACGGGCACGGACGATACACGCCCGTCGTCTTGGTGCCACCCGACAGCAGGTACTCACCGTATTCGTCGTTCATTATCGTGGTTTTGATTGCAGGCATTACTTCACTTCCTTTCTTGTCCATTCTTGGATGAGAATTGTTGTCTTGGGCCAAAGTTTCACGACAGAAACTTTGCGCCTTGGCAGCTTGGGGGGCCGAATGATGATCGACGGGTCATAGGGTGCGCCCCCGTCAATCTCTGTGGACCCGTGATTCGCCCACCACTCGTACTCGGCATCTTCCGAAAGCTTGATGCCGACGTAACGGGTGTCAACGAAACCGATGATGACCTCGAACACGCCAGGCTTACAGAGCAATGGCACGTCACCCTGACGGGTGTCCACAACCCGAACGCCCGCTATCCCAGGGAACTTCCTGGACGGCACAGGGCGAAACGCACCATAGACGGTCGGGAAAAACACCGAGTGTGCGTCCTTCTGGAACACGTACATTCCAGGTAGCGGGATGGGTACCTTCATCATCGGTCCTGGTCCTTGTAGTAGATAACGGTGTCCGTTTCGGGGTTGATTTCTCCCACGACCACAGGACGCACGGTGCCCGCAACGGCGAGACTGGGGCAAGGGTCTTGGGAGCGTAGCACCGCTGGACCAGATAGCCCCTCGAACGGTACGCCCTTCTGTGTGAAGAGGTACTCTTCGCCACGCAGGCACGGTCGGTATTCGACAATGTACTGGACTTTGGCGGGCAGGCGGTACACGGTTTTTTCAGACTTGAAACTACGGCTTTGGGGACGGTACGGGTACGTCATGACTCACGCTCCCAAACGCCCTGGGCCTCAAGCTGAGACAGAACCCACTCAACGGGGTTATCGTACAGCAACCGATGGTCCTTGGCGAGCGACATGATGAAGGATGCCTCCACCAGATCGTCGCACATGGCCGTCACGGGACGGCCGTAGCCGTTGCCGTCATGGAACCCGAAGTGGTCACGGACGGGCTTGGATTCGCCCTCTTGGATAGAGAACACGATGCGCCTCAGCCAGCCAGGATGCCCAATCGGGAACATCACATTATTGATGTCCAGATTCTCACCCGCACGATGCACCCTAGTCAGCGTGCAATAGTTCTTCCACGTACCACGATCACCCTTACGGGACCATCCAGGCTCCACATTGGTCTCCACGTAGATATTCATGTCGAACCCGAGAATCTGCATGGACTCCACCAGGGCAGCGATAGCCGCACCAGTACGGAACACCTTATCGGCCGACACGCCCGAATTGAAACAGCCGTCGATCAGCAGATTGAACACCTTGCCCTTGGCAGGTGCCAACACGGGCATGTACTCACGCATCGACTCAACCTCGTTGGCCAGATAGCGGTCGATATCGGGCTCGAACCCCATGATATCGAAACTCGGCTCGTCAGCGACGTCCAGAATCGTGGCAAGCTTGTCCCTCACGGGAGTGAGAATGGCATCCACCTTGGGGCGAACGGCATCCCAGCCGTTGCGCCCAAGGTCGATGGCTTCACGCCATGTAGCGCCCGCCCACCCGTCACTTGACGTGTGCGATGCACCGTCAGTCTTGGACCGCTTCACAGCGTCATCAACAGCGTCCTTCACTGTCGGATAGTAGCGGAGAATCCAATCAGGATTGTCCGACTTGGGGACGTACTCCCCGAAAGTTTCATCCGTGAAACTCACAGCGGGTTCACCTTCCTCGCCTGGTCGGTCGGCAACTTGTTACCGAGAATCATAGCGTAGGCGTCACGGATTGTCCAGCCGTCGTGCAGCAGGATTGCACCGTTGATAGCGCCACGCATCGTGACGAACACCTTGAGACCGTGTTCGGCGACGTTGGCCCGAGCCTGCCGCCAAACCTTCAGCCAATCCTTGGCCAACAGCCAACCCTCGTCACCGAGCGGCCCGAGATGAGCCTCCACCAGAGCCTGCTCAAGACCCAGGTCGGTCTCCCAGGGCAGATAGGCGAACCTATCCAACGTGGCAGCATCCAAACGGTTACGGCCGCTGAATTCGGCGGTTGGCCCCGTGCCGAACGTGTTAGCACAAGCGATGACCACGAAGTTACGACCCACCTTGCGAGTCCTGCCATCAGGCAGAGTAATCCACCCGTTAGCCAACAGGCTATTGAGGGTAGCAATCACGCCAGGGTGACCGTTGTCCATCTCGTCCATGACATAGATCGCCCCACTGTCGGGATTGGCCTCAGCGTGATCGATGCACTCGATCAACGCAGTCAGGTGAAAGTGCCCGTTGGCGTCCATGCCGCCCATCAGCCGTGACTCTGGGGTCGTTGGCCCCAACGAGAGCGAGCCGTACTTCCAACCCAGGGCACGGGCAACCTGCTCAGCCGTGTGAGACTTGCCGCCACCAGGGACACCAGGCAGATAGGTGTGGATACCAGCCGCCACCAGCTTGAGTAGCTGGGGCAAAGCCATGTGGCTCAAGCCGTCGATCTTGACCTTCTCATGGTCGGGCCGTGTCAGGTCGATGCTCACCAGCACCTGTCGGACGTTTCCGTCATTTTCAGGTTTGAAATTCTTGAGCTTGTCCTCAAGCGCCCCAAGTTGAATGGTGTTAGCGGCGCTCTGGGTAGCGACCTTGTTTAAGCCCTCGTCCAGCGTCTTGATATCGGACGCCAGACCAACGAATTGGGGCTCGATGTCAGCCTTGAGAGTATCCATGGCGATAGCGATATCGCCACGAACGAACCCGATGGTCTGATCCATCACAGCCTGACCAAGAGCTTGCGCCCTCGGGTCAAACTCGTCCTTGAACGAGACAAGCTGAGCCGTGGTCTTGAGGATACGACCCTTGTCGTCCTTCTCAGCGAACGTGAGATAGAGATTGTCGTCTCCCTGGGAACCGCCCTCACCATCGCCATCACCATCGGACGGCATCTGGAACGTGGGCACGTCATCCCTGGACTCGGACGGCTTGCGTCCATCGCCCTTGGGTTCGCCCTGGGGCTCACCGTCCGTGGGAACCTCACCGTCCGTGTCGGGAGTTTCACCGTTGAAACTTCCGTCATTCTCGGGAGGATTCATGGGCGGGTCCATGGGGGGGTCATCCTCCATCTCGTCGGGCTCCCAGACCGCCTCGAATGCGGCTTCTGTCCACATGTTGGCGTTGCGGGAGTACACCGAATTGACTTCGGGCATTGCCTCAAGCCGCTTGAGCTGGTCGGGCTTGAGGAAGGACAACTTCATCCAGCCACCAGGGACAAGAGCTTCTACCTTGTCGCCCTCTTTGCGGCGACGTACACCTTTGAATGTGATATCGGCCATTGGAACCTCGCTTCCGTTTGTTTCAGCCGTGAAATTTACGATACACCCGATGCGTACCGTAAGTCAATGTGACATATGTCACACTAGTAGCTATTGACACTACTAAGATACAGCCGAGCTAACGCCTAGCTGCACCTTGCTAGCTTCAACTAGCTTGAGCTTTAGCCGCCCGCTGACGGGCACGATGCGCCCGTGACCGTAGCGCCCCAGGTGAAGGATTGTCTTGCCGCAGCGAGCCGCCCTTACGGGCATCCAAACGGGCAACACGTTCCCACGGTGACTCGTCAACCCAATCGACGGGCCACCCGCCACGGGGCTCACACGGTCCCGCCCAGTGGGTATCACCAATCGTCTCGATGCGTCGCCTACGGGCGATAGCATCGGCAATGTCCCGTTCAAGAGCCTCAGCCTCAAGCAAGGCTTGATTGAGCCGACGCAACACGTCAGGACGTGCGTTGTTGACCTCGCTCATGCCCAACCCTCCGCACCAGTCGTCTCAGCCAATTGGTGAGCCAGATTGGCCACGTCCAACAGGCTAGAGGCAGCCTCAAGCGCCTCAGGATGCACCAAGTGGGCAGCAATCGCCGCAGGCATCACAGCGATGATGGAACCGAGCGTGAACAACACCAAGCTCAGATCACACGCATCGACCGTGCAGGTCACGTCACACCTTGGACCGAATTCGCTTTCTTCCATGTCTATGTCTCCCTCGCTAAGCCAAAGTTTCGGGATTGAAACTTTGGGAGATTGGTGATCGGCTCAGGGAATTACACCCGTGCACTTAGCCCGTTCCGATGAGAGCCGTTAGGGTACCGATCATGACTTGTCTAGGGCGACACTTTCTTGTGTTCGTTTAATGCAAGAGCATTCCCGTTGCACCCTAGATAGAACCTAGACCCTCGGCGGGTCCAATTCATCCCAAACGAGTACACCATCGATCGGAATGATACCAGCCACATGGTCGGCCGTAACGAGAACGTCGTTAGCCTTGTCCGATGCAGTCAACAACATGCTCAGATAGGCATACGGAACGTTGGCCTCGTCGGCCAGATTGGCCAATTCGCCCAGCGCCAAGTGAAGCTCAGCAACAACATGACGAACATGCTCCTGGGCATCGTGGATACGGTCAAGGCGAGTCATGACGGACACCACACGATCACGACGTGATTGACCCCACCCGCACCAAACGGCTTAGGGAAATTGGCAAGCCAACACCCGTCCGTCACCGTCGTCAACGAGCATGCACGAACGTACACCATCAGGTGAGCCAACGACTCCTGCTCGTAGAACTTGATTTCTTGCGTACCATCATCAGTGGTACGGATAACGGCAAACCTTTCCATAGCAACCTCGCTTTGTTATTGCTCACTTGAGTGAACATGACTACCCACGGGGCGGGACGTTTGCCCCGTGGATAGCTAGCTGACTCAAGCCGAAGTTTCAGCATTGAAACTTTCAGCTACCGAAATTGGACTTGAACGCAGCCTCGAACGCCTCTTGGACTGCGAACGGGTCGATGCCCTCTTTACGGGCCTTCTGGACGACCGTGGCCATCGCCGACACCAAGTCCCACGCTGTAGGCGTACGGGGCTCCTGGGGCAAACGGGGATCGATGGCATCGTAGGCCGTGAACAGGGACTTGTGCGTGTTCGTGAACTCCAACAGGATGGACACGACGTCCTCGGCGTCGGCCGTCACAACATTCGGGATGTAGTGATTGACGACCTTGCAAGCCTTGGAGATGTCGGACTTGGCGACAGAGTGAGTCTTGATCGGCTCAAGCTCCATAACGTCCTTCATGCCCTTCCAATGGAACCCGTCGTCCTTGGTGTTCTTGACGTACGAGATGGCACCAGTCCTGATGAGCGCCACCGTGAGAGCGAGCTTGCTGCCTGTGCCGACAACTTCACCGTTCTCGTACTGCCGTGCCATGTCATCGACCGAGTCGGTGTACTGGAGTGCAGCCTTGCGGGGATTGTATGTGGTCATTGAAATTACCTTTCGTTTGGTGAAAGTTTCACGCTTGAAACTTCCGTTTGGGTTGTGTATGCATAGCATAGCACGATCATCGTGCCATGTCAAGCGTACCCTAGGGCCGATCGAACGGCCGTCCAGCAACTAGAGGTTAGCGTAACCCGTCTCATCGTGTTCACGGGTGATCAGAGGCTAGCGTAGGCCCGACTAGGGACCAATCGTGCATACCTGCCATGCTGCCTACCCCATCTCCCATCTCATTCTACGCTTACGCTACCAGGGATGCATTACGTCCCGTGAGATGCTGGGGAACTATCGGGCCGTGATTCTCACACGGTGGCCGAACTAGGCGATTACGAACTATCAAGCTTGTATGGATTGCCAGTCCAGAACGGTTATCTCAAGCCACCCGATGAAACTAGGTGTCCACTGTCGTGCCCACTTCACAACCCCTGAACCGTGCGGGATCTACTCCGCCGATAGGTTCAAGCCGTGAAGCATCGAACTAACAATGTTAGTGCGAGACTTCCTCCGCCAGTGCGCTGACGGCCTCCCGAATTTACCGTTTCTAAATATCGCCAACGAGGTTGACCTCTTCCCACGGTGTCGCACGGTTCGGGTGAACCGTTCGCCCCTGGTGAGTCCTCCGAGTACCCAATCGGCCCGCCCCCAATCCTCAGAGGCCAACACCGATCGGACGGACATGAGCGCATTGCACTCACCAGAACCGATCGCCGACGCTGCGTACCCCGTGGGGCGCTTGCTTTCGACCTCCAAAGCATTGAAGTAACCGTAAATGCGAGTCAAGCACTTTCCCAAAGTTTCATGCCAGAAACTTACGTTTGCCCTGGTCAGACAATAGAAAGAATTTCTCGGAAATAATGGGAAACCCGTCCTAAGCAAACTATGACTCGCAAAGAATCTCGTGAATACAAACTATCTGTACCGATACAAGAAACAATGAAACGACTAGCGGAAATCGGACAAACAATCACGCCGAACACGACGAAACAATCGACGTGAACGTCACTAAACAATGAGCCGATGACCCACGGAAACAATGAGCCGACCATGAGCCGAACAATCGAAACAATGAGCCTACGACCCACTACGCACCAGGGCGATGCGTGCCGAAGCACGCACATGCGTGCCAACACACACAACATGCGTGCCAACACACACATTGCGAACGCAAAGGTTGTGAGCGCAATAGTTGTAGAGTACAACAAACCACAGCAAACCTAGAGCGCCACCATGGGGGTACCACGGGGGGGTGCCACCCCAAGACCGAAAAGATTCCTATATATGGAACCGTCCCGAGTTTCTTGTTTTTATGAAATCTATGCGGCTTCACATAAGTCCTGGTCAGAGGGGGTGGGAGTTGTTTTCATAGGATTCCTTATTGTGCCGAATTTTCATATGTGAAATTTGTGGGGATTGTTATGTTTCTTTGGTAGGTTGTTGCGTGTTGGGGTGCCATTTTTTGGCACCTTTGGGGTACCGTTTTTTGGTACCTGTGGTGTGACTTGTGTCACATTGTGAAGAAATCACTTGACGGCATGTGTCATAGTATTAGATACTCTAGGCGGGCTAGCGCCCGACAGGGAAGCGAAGCCCGCCGATGAAGTCGGAACTAGGGTTCCTCCCAACGGTGGCGGCGTCTAGAAGCCGCCACCACCTAGAGTCTAAGACTCATGGCGTCCCCTCGTTTGGCTGACGCCTCTCGGGGACGTCTTATGGTTGCGTTTTTTTAGTCGTTCACGACTGACGTTTTGCGCCATAGTTTATGGCCAAGCTGACTGAAGCCCAAAGGCGACAATTGAATGAGAAGCAACTGACGTACGTCGTTTGGGCGGGCACCCCGAAGGGGTTGCGCCATCCCGACACCGAGGAAGAGTTGTGTACCGTGATTGGGGTCGGGCGGACAACGCTGTGGCGTTGGAAGCAAGACCCACGGGTTTTGGATGCCGTACGGTATGTCACTCTTCAGCATGCGGGCGATCCTGACAAGGTTGGCAAGATTTTGGACATGGTGTTCAATAAGGCGGTGCTTGAGGGTGACTTGAAGGCCGCTGATTTGTGGTTGAAGGCTGTTGGGGTTAATTCGATGGCTGCCCGTGAGAACACGATTTTGGATGCTTTGGAAGAGGATGATTTCGCCAACTATTCTGATGAAGAGTTGGCTCGTCTGCGGGACGAGGCTTTGGCGGGAGCGCAGGAGGACGAAAGAATTGCGTCCGCCAAGCAGGCGCTCAAGGATCGGGGTATTGAGCCTACGGTGGTTGAGTAATGGCTGTGTCGGTTGTCACACCGACCCAGGCCGCCCAAGAGAACGCTCGTAAGCGCAAGGTCTCGTCCAAGTTCAACATCTCTGCCATCGAACAGGAATTGAAGTGGCGTGGATGGTTTCCGTCTAAGCCTATCGACTGGTCTCAGGACATCGACCATGAGGATGCTCTCATGCTCGCTGAGGCTTGCACTAGCTTTCTTGAAGAGAACATGTGGATTCGTGTCCCAGGCAAGGGACGTGTCCCGCTAAAGCTCAGAGCGGCTCAGCGAGAGGTTCTGTACGATTGGATCAGGTATCGACGTAACGTGGTCCTCAAGGCCCGTCAGATTGGTTTCTCTACTCTGATTGCTGGCTTCACTTTGTGGTTGACGTTTGGTTGGGATAACCGCCAGATCATCATGCTATCAAAAGGTGAGAGGGAAGCTGTTTCTCTCCTTTTGAAGGCGAAACAAGCGTATAAGCATTTCCCCGATTGGGTGCGTATGCGTGGGCCACGATTGATGGATCGTGTCCGCACGCAGATGACTTTCGAGAACGACTCTACGTTGATGAGTCTACCGTCTGCCAATAATCCTGCCCGTGGCGAGTCGGTCTTTCTGGCTATCCTTGACGAGTGGGCGTTCTTGCCGAACCCCGAGGAAGCGTGGGCGTCAGTTGAGCCCACGACAGATATTGGCGGTCGTGTGTTGGGGTTGTCTACCGCCAACGGCGAGGGGACGTTCTTTCACCGCACCTGGGTTGGTTCCCAGTTGGGCGAGAACGGCTTTCATGGTATCTTTTTCCCATGGTCCGCTGTTGAGGAACGTACTCTTGAGTGGTACGCCCAGAAGCAGCGGGAGTTGGAGCCGTGGCAGTTGTGCCAGGAGTATCCGTCGAACCCTGAAGAGGCGTTCATCGGTTCGGGTAACCCTTTTTTCAATCTGAAAAATCTGGCACGATTCAAGGAAGTGCCACCCGTTTGGGTTGGCACCATCGCCCTAGAAGGCAAAGAGCCTCGTCTCTTCGAGGAAGATGGCCCTCTCAAGATTTGGTCTAGCCCGAATGACGAGGATCGGTACTCGTATGTGATCGGTGCCGACATTGCCCAAGGGTTGGAGCATGGCGACTACAGCGTCGCCTATGTGTTGTGTGTGCAGACGAATGAGATTGTGGCCATGTGGCATGGCCACATCGACCCCGATATCTTCGGTGCGAGCGTTTTGCCCGCTTTGGGATGGTACTACCGCTTTGCGGTGATCGCACCAGAGTTCAACAACCATGGAATGACGACCACGAAGGCCCTTCAACGGGTTAAGTACAACAGAATTTATCGTAGGCGGTCGTTGTCTAAGCGACAAGACCGCCCGTTGGAGCAGTTGGGGTGGTTGACTACGCAAACTTCTAAGCCTTTGCTGGCCGATGATCTTGCTGCGTGGCTTAGGGAGGCGAAAAATGTGCCTGATAGGCGCACGATTGCCGAATTGCGTACGTTCACGAGGGACGAGAAGGGGAAATTGAGTGGTTCTCCCCACGATGACTGTGTTATGGCTCTTGGTATCGCCATCCAGTGCCGAAAATATGCCATCATTGAGAAAATTCAAGGCAATGTCAGCGCCGAAAAGGTGAAAGGGTCGTTTGCTTGGTGGGAAAAGAAGCTTGATGGCGCTAAACGGGGTCACAAAAACTTGAAACCGACGTTTAGTTGACGGTTATCGTAATACTTTATGACGAATTGCCCTGGATGCGGTGACGACTGGCCCGAGGACCGCTTCAACGGGGTCTCAGCGTTCTGTTTCAGGTGCCGTGCGAGGTCTTTGGAGTTCTCGTA